ACTGCTACAATAGCTCTGTCTCTAGCACTAGCTGTTCTGCTTTCAATTAATGATTGTTTTTTTGGTTTGATTTCAACAAGTTCAGCTATTTGCTTCTTAAATTTATTTTCATATAAAACTAAAAAATCCGGAACATATGTGCTAGCTTTTCCGGTTAAGGGATTTCTATATGGAATTCTAATTGATTCACTTGCCCATTGAATTATGCTTGAATTAGAATCCAGGAACATCATAAATGTAAGTTCCCAACCACTACGATATCTAGGGGTATGTTTACCTACATATTTTTGAGTATTTTTTGGAACAAATGTACCTTGAGCATACTTTGCCATGATTATTGCACGATATTACGTGCTACTGGTTGAGTTGGTTGTGGTATAGTGCTTACACCATACAAACTTGTTTTAGATTTAAAACTGTTTAGATAGTATGCTATAACTTGATTCATTTGTAATTTAGTACCAGTACCTTGAATTTGTCCTAACAAATCTAATACAGGAATACCAGTTTCTTGTGATATTCTAAATAAAAATGCGGTGAAATTGGCGGCTATAATCCTAGTATCACATACTGTTTTGAAATAACCGTTAACAATATCAAATTCATTTCCGTTAACTATTAAGTTAAATGCGTAGAAATCATCAAATATTTTAACTGTTAACTCAGTTGCTGTGCGGTCATCTATAATTCTTGCCATAATTTATCTTCCATTATCTATAGGAGGGGGAGTTACATTCCTACCTTTTACGTCTGCCGATTTTTTAGATCCAGAAGCTCCATATATCAAAGTATTAAACAACACATTTCTACCAGTATTATTTTGTGGATTCATAATAGCATTAGTAATACCAGCTGTTACTTCACTTTTAATTGCTTGTTTTAAATTTATATTTTTAAGAGTATTGTATGTAGTACCGGCGGTTTGTATAGCCCTCAATGCTTTTTCTCCAGTAATTGTTCCGGATAAGTCTTCAATTATTCCACCAGCTCCATCAACTAAACCACCTTGACCTAAAATATTGGCTTGACTACCTGGTCTAGTGAGTGGACTTGGTCGTCTGTCATAATTGGCATCTAGTCCAAAGCCAGCAACAATGTCACTAGGTTTAGTTCCATCAATGGCACCCTGAAAATACTTTACAGTTTCATAATCTAATGTCATTGTGTTTTCCATAGTACCAGTAGCCTCTGCGTAATTGTAAGTATCATGTGCAAATCTAGTAATGATAGGATTAATTAAAGTATATGCTACATAGTTGTGTGAATTAAAACCATATACAGTAATGTTCTTAAAGAAAGGAATTTTAGTTTGACCATTACCGGCTTGAATATCAGTAGCAGGACTATTAGAAGCTTCGCCTATATATCCCCAATCTGTATTACCGGTAATAGATTGTGAATAAAGGTTTCTTGTATTATAATTCGTAGCACCAGAACTACTACCAATGCCTGTTTGTTGAGCCTGTTTTCCGGATACTGAAGCTACCGGTATACTTGCATCTTTGTAATAGTATGTATAATAGTTATACCACATATTACGTATTAAATTGCCATTATCATCATGGAAATTAATATCTATTGTATCATATTTAATTTTTGTTTGTATAATACGTTTACGATTATATTGATTCATCGTATGGGTATCAAATGTATAGGTTGGTAATTTTATAGATTTAACAGCTAAACCAAAATTAGCACTTTGAGGTAATCCTACGGCATATGCACTTTGATTAATTTCAAAATACACATGGAATAGGAATTTTAATTTAGGTGCATATTGATATGCATTGGGAATAAAAGTCTTAGAAGCGTGATTAAAATCACGAAGGTAATCATTACCAAAAAATCCTCCGGCAAAGTCTGTTAGTAAGTTTTGGAAGAATCCAGACATTTAATATATTAAGTTGTGGCTGTGACAGCGGCCACCTTAGTCGTTGGGGGTGAGCCTACACCGCTAACTGATGAACCAGTGGTAGCACGGCCAACAATTGTTCCAACTCCATATGTATCCACTGGAGTTTGAAGCGCATTATCAAAGCGAATTGACAATTGTATTGTTACAACATCATTTGAACTGTAAGCTAAGTTATTATAATTAGCTGTCTGTAAGAAGCAACCATAACATTCCCAAGTTTCTAATACAGATGCTTTTGAGTCTCCAATTCCGCTGCCGCCATCTAATATTTGAATATTTGTTTGAAACTTGTAATCTTGCCCAGTTGCAGCCGAAGCTTGTTCATAAAAATTCATTTGTTTCTGTAATTGTTGACCGACTAATGCTGCAACAGTGCCTGATGCATCATCTCTAAGATTAATAGTTAAAGGTTGCCATTCATGTCTACCTGCCAAATACAGAGTAGAGTTATAAATTGGGATAGTAATTTCACCAAAACTAACTGACGGACGTGTTACGTCAATAACTTGCTTTGTTAAATTACTAGTAGCGTTATTATTTCCAAAATTTAAAAAGTTAACTCTAAAACGATATTGTAGTTTGGGCATTAACAAGCCCTGATTTCCACCAGATATGTCTGCTGCTACTGTCATGTTGTTTATTGATGATGATCCGGTAAGTGCCATTTTTTTCTCCTATTATTAATATTTATCTTTATAAATAGATACCCCATATGGGGTATCATATTTTATTATTGTCCACCAAGCTCGCCTGTGTTTAATATGCGAACCGGGATATAGATGAATTCAGCTGACTTAACAGGCTCAATTGCAACGTCAATCCATAATTCATTTCTATCAATTCTTGCCGGTGTATTGTTACTTTCGTCACACACAACAAGATAATCGTATAGACCACGTTTAGCAACCAAATCAATCATCAACGTTTGTACAACACCTGAAATTTGACTACGTGTTAATGCATCGTTAGGTTCAAATACAAACGGTCTTGCCGCCAATGTTAGTTGTCTACGTATGTACGCAACTAAACGAACAACGTTTGTTCTATCTAATGCACTTGAACTATCAAAGCTAGTCTTGTTACCATAATTTAGTAACCCAACACCAGTAAAGAATACTAAAGGATTAATAAAATTGATATACAATACATCACGAATACCTAAACGTGTTTTGATAGGTTGAAACTCACCTGATGTACTGTCAATATAACCAATAGCCAATGCATTATCAATTGTACCACGACGAGTACCTGCTGCCGCTAACCAAGGATAACTGATAATATCATTACGCAAGAATGTACGCAACATCATATATGATGGGGGTACTACAACTTGATTACCTGATAAGTCAGTTGCTAATCCGCTTGGATAGAATAGACCCATATAAGTATCACGTTGTTGACTTACTAAACCTGCTTCATCTGTACTTGCCGTACCTATTGTGTTAGTAGACCAAGCTTCAATTGCACTTGCATCATCTGGTAATCTCATTGGTGTATCACCTATAATATAACCAGTTTGGCCGCGGTCATTATTTAATGTAATCATGCCTGTTTGTAATTCTGGATAAGCAGGCGTTGCCAGCAAATTAAAGAAGTTATCTTCATCACGAATTGCTGTGTTAGTAGCAATAGCCGCATTCAATGATTGTACAACCATTGCACGTTGTGCCTTACGACCCATATATGGAGCACCATTTGTTTGATTACCACTAACTGTTACCCAAGTATCAGTATATGTAGGTAATGTTTCATCTGGGAAATCTGTATTATTGAAATAGTCTGACATGTACTGTTTTACATTATAACCACTACGGCGTGTGTTGAATAATAACATACCAGATGGATATAGAGTTGGATCCGGAGCATCTAAATCAAGATTACTACTATCCAACAAACTAACAATTGTTGGGATAGGATCATCTACTGGATTAATACTATCCTGATCATCTGACCAACGTGCATCAGCAAATAATACACCTGTACTACCTGTTTGGTCAGTGTTGTCAATTAATACCCACTGATCGGTACCACTAACACTTTGCCAACGATTGATTACTGGATAGTTTTCTAAATCACTAGTATCAATCCATAAATCACCATATACTAATGCGGTGTCATCACTTTGCATTGTTGGTGCTGTCGCACTAATTAACGGGCCATTTGGATCAGTTTCATTTGTTCCGGTTGCAGCAGGAGCACCACTAGAATCATAATCTCGCAGTCCATAACCATACCATGCACCAGCGTAGTTAACCATAATATCAACTTGGTTGACTACACTATAGAACCAATTTGTATCATTAGCAGGAGCTACATTTGGCTCACCCTCATTAGCAATATATTCAAATTCTACCCAATTACTTAATTGTGTTAGGAAATTTGATACAGGTGTACCTGATATATATGTAATTGCTGTTGCGGCGCCACCTGATACCGCTGTTACATATACAACTAAATCATTAGCAGGGCTAGTACCACCTAAATCATCACCTGATATAGTAATTTCATCTCCTAATGAATATCCTGTATTGCCTCCGGAACTCGGATTAGATACACCTGCACCGTTAATCAAATAATTACCGCGAGTTGGTATAATAGATAATAATGCACCTGAACCAGGAGAACTAGTTCCACTTACTTCAAAGGTGGCTGAATTACTTGGGCCGGATTTTACCCCAATAGTTGAATCAACAATAAATCCAGCTTCTTGAATAAGTCCATTAGATACATTAATATTTAGAAATGATGTATCTAAGTAATCACTTAACACAATTTCACCGCCTTCTGTATGAGTCAACTGAATTGCACCGTCTGTAGTTACACTCGCAGTTGTGTATGGTACACCAGCCGCCGCCCAAGCTGTTACAAAATCTGTAGCATCTGTATCATCTGCTAATGTAAATTGATAAGTAGAACTTAAAGTTGTTTGTCCCGGAACACTTACTAAAACATTCATAGCGTAGGGGCCAGCAGTAAATTGAGGATCGGTATTACTACCTGTTACTATAGTAGGACCAGTAGCAATTCTTTCCCATATGTAAAGTGGTGCAGTTGTTATTTGACCATTAAAACTATATTGACCATATACAGATCCTGCAGGAATTGCTTGACCACCTGTTGAATCTAATGCAGAAGTTACAGTCCAATCACTTGTTGCTAGTGAAACTGTTTTAGCAATCCATGATTGAGTGGCGCCATTAAAAACTGACATTACTGGATTTAAACCAGTACCAGTAGAACCAACTTTAATCCAAACACTACCTGTTGGACGAGGTGTTGATTGACTTGTTGTCCATAATGGCATTTGAGCACTAGTGCCATACGTTAGAATGGGTTGATTATATGTAGCTGGAGTAATACCTATAGTAGTTAGAGGAGTTCCACTAACATTAGCTAAAGTAATTCTCGGTACACCTGTTACAAGAATTTGATTACTGAATATACATAGTTTACTACTACGAACTTCAGCACTTAAACCTGTCCACTCTAAATCATTAATTACTCCAGCAACACCTTCTACTGTATCATCAGGTGATGCAGGAACTACAATAGTTGTTGAATATAACCCTGACATACTAATACTAAATGAATTACCAGCAATTAATGTCGGATTAGAATTTGAGCCCTGAATAGTAGGGGTATCTAATCGCCAATTATTTCCACCTAATATAACCCATGCATTACTAGTTGTTTTATAAAAATATGTTCTATTTTCAAGATTAACCGGAATACCCATGGTGTCTAATGCATTAACAGCATAATCACCTATGTTACCTATACTACTGTTAGGTATACCGGCTGTCAAGTCGCTAGCCATTGTAATAACAATTGGAGTTTGTAATGTGAATTGACCGGTAGTTTGACTAAACTGATAGATACCCCATGTACTTGTAGTAGTATCTAACCACCATGTACCGTTATCTGGATTGCCAACTGGGCGTCCTGTTTGACCAACTAAACTCGCCAAATCAATATCAGCACGTAAAATATAACAACGATTTGTTACACCTAATGTAGAATAGGCTGTTAACAATCCATATTCATTTAATTCATAACCTTGAATTGGTGTACCATTTGTTGTTGTATAGAAGAATGGTGAACCATATAAGTTTACTAAGTCTCGCTGACTTGTTATTTGGAATAGTTTATTTGCATTAGCGGCTGTTGTTGCGGCTGCTACACCTGTTCCAGATGCATCAGCTTTGTTTTGTGCTGTTGCTAATAGAATAAGTGGGACTGAATTTGTTGGGGCTGGAAGATATTGACTTTGGTCAATGATCGTTACTTCTACGCCTGGAGATGTTAATGCCATTTTATATTTCCTTTATGTAAAATTTTAAGGTTTACTACCTGTTTGCATACTATTATTTAGTACAAAAATTAAAAAAGACGGTATTACCGTGCCTTCGAAGGTTCCTGATAAATATGTCATGCTTAGACCTATATGTAAGACATGCGGAAAAAATCACTGTGCTGTGAATTACATCCGTGAAGGTAAAACTCACTATCGCAGTGGATGTGATGAGTGTGGTCGTAAAAAAAAGAAGTTAAAGCCTAGAAAGGCTAACTGGACTAAGAGTGGTTACAAGAAAAAAGCCGCATGTGATTTATGCGGCTTCAAAAGTCTATTTACAAGTCAAATTACAGTCTTTCACATTGACGGAAATTTAGATAACGCTGAACTATCTAATCTACGTAGTATCTGTCTT